AAAACATGACGTTTGAAGAAAAATTAGGATTTGAAGTAGCAAAGGAATTACTGGACATTCACAACAAGGAGTTACAGGAAGCACAGAAAAAATTCAGTGGAGTGTTTCAAAAAATATGGGATGAAGCACTAGAAAAAGGAATTAAGTTATTCGATTTAGAAAGTGCCTTTGATGATTTCTTAGATGTAGTCAAAGAAGAATACTATAAGGCAGGAAAACGAATAGACAGTATAGTGCAGTCAGAAACTCTTAAGAATGAAATAGCAAAGGCTACTGCTTAAAATAGTATAATGGAGGATAAAATATGAATGAATTACAAATAATAGACCAAAGAGAAGTATTAGGGAGAGAATTTAGAATATATGGAGATTTTGAAAATCCATTATTCTTAGCAAAAGATGTAGCTGAATGGATTGATTATGCAAAAACAAGTCAAGGTTATTATGATGTAAGCAATATGTTAAAAACAATTGATAATGAAGAAAAGCTACTACGAAAAATTTTCGTATCAGGTCAAAACCGTGATATGTGGTTTCTAACAGAAGATGGACTATACGAAGTTTTGATGTTAAGCACAAAACCAATAGCTAAAGAATTTAAAAAACAGGTAAAAGAAATTCTGAAAACGATAAGAAAGACAGGAAGTTATTCGAAACCAATGTTGGTACAGGATATTTTAATAGCAACATTAGAAGAACAGAAAAAAATGGTGCATAGGATAGAAATTGTGGAAAACAAGGTTGATAATGAAATCAGAATAGACCAGTCAGAACAGCGAAAGTTACAAAAAGCCATAAATATCAGAGTATATCAAAGACTGGATGTAATCAATGCTGAAAAAAGATTGATGTTTCCAGCAATACATAGGGATGTGAAAGACCGTTTTGGAGTAGCAAGCTACAGGGATATAAAAAGAAAGGATTTAACAGAAGCATTGGCATATGTTCAGAACTGGATTGAAAAAGCTGAATTAAGAAATTAATAGAACAGGACACTCGAAAGGGTGTCTTTTTTTATTGCAAACTTAAAACGTTACTTTTTTTCGTATACATTCTTATATAGTGAGAGATTGTGCAAGGAGGTGGAAAATGAAAAAGAGAATTAAAGTTTTTGAAAGCGGAAAATATCCGCAAAGCCAAGATGAATACACGAAAGAAAGAGTAAAGAAAATATTTGGTACAGAAAAAGAAGTTAATGCTATATTTCAGCATTCAAGCAAATGGAAAGTAGACGGGAAAGAACCTGTATATGTAGGCAAATTTAATAATTTTGAAGTCGAAGAGGACGGAGAAAAAGCAGTAGTGTATGCAGATATTAATTTTAATGAAAAAGGAGAACGCTATTATAATGATGATATTTTGAAAGGTGTATCAGTGGAGATACCAAGCGATGTATTGACGAATATAGCAGTTTTACCTGTCGGAGTTAATCCTCAAATAAAAGGAGCTGAATTTGAAGAGCATATAATCGAATTTGAGGAAATAGAAGATAAGAAAGGAAATGAAATGACAAGAGAAGAAGTATTGAAAAGCTTAACAAAGGAAGAAATATTGGCTTATGGAAAAGTTGAGGGGCTTGAAATAAAGGAAGTTGTTCCGAAAGCTCCAAAAACAGAAGAAGAAATCAGAGCAGAGATAAAAGCTGAATATGAAGCAAAAGAAAAAGCAGCAAAAGAAGCTAAAGAGTTTATGGAAGCTAATAAGCTTAAAATTACCCCTGCAATGAAAGCAAATGGATTAAACGAAGAAATGCTCACAAAAGTTTTTGAAGCTCAAAAAACGGTAGAATTTAGCAACGAGAATGTAACTATAGGAGCATTGCTTACTAAGATTTTTGAAAAAATGCCAAGAATTTTAGATTTAGACCAAATCCATAGAGAAATTGAGTTTGAAGAACAAGGCGAGGGAAACAGTGTAAATGAAATAATGAAAAAAGCAAAATCGGAAACAGAAAAAATGTATAAGTAGGAGGAAAAATGGCAAATAGAGTAAAAAAAGAAGAATACGAGAAAAAACATCTTGTGATAATCGAAACAATGCCGGGAGAAACTGTTTTGATAGCAAGTGGCAATGGAACTGTAAAAACAGGTCAAGTGTTAGCACAAAAAACTGCCGACGGAACTTGGCATAAGTTCAATAAAGCAGGAACTGACGGCACAGAAATACCGAGAAGAGTGTACAAAGGAGAAGATGACCTTGATACTACATCTGCGGAAGCTGTTGCGGTCTGCGTAAGAGCAGGAATACTGGATAAAGCTTTAGTAGTTGGAATAAATGCTAACGATTACAAAGGAATAGCAGAATTAGAAAGAAATGGAATATATTTAGAGGAGGTTAAAAATAATGCCAATTAACAAGAGACAAGCAGAATTATTAGGAGTGTTTGCTGGAGTACCTGTAAATACTTTTAATAAATACTATTTAGAAAAATTCAACGGAACGCCATTTATGACCATATCAGATAGCTTCAAGCTTGATGATGTAATAGGAGAATTAACAACATTATCAATCGTTCCAAGAGGAACTAAAGCTCCAGCAATAAAAGTAAATGGGTTCAAAAGAATAACAATTAAACCTGACATAATAAAAGGTACAGCGGCAATGACACCGCTTGAAACTTTAGAATTACAAGCGGGTCAAACTGAAACAATAATCAATGGTCAGGTAGTAGATAACAGAACATTGATAGAAAGCAAGAAAATGGCGATACTTAAAACAGGATATGAAAATACAAAAGCAACAATGGCTGCTGAATTGTATTTGAATGGTAAAATAACACTTCCAGTTAGTGGAGATGAAATCGACTTTGGATACGCAGCACCAACAGCGGTGGAATTCAAAACATCAGATGACCAATGGGAAGTATTCTTGGTAGACAGAATAACTGACTATGTAAGAAAGAATAAAATGTATCCTGAAACAATAGAAGTTGATGTAGATATTCTGAAAGCTATGATGAAAAATGCGAATTTAAGAGAAGTTCAAAAAGCATACAGCATTGCTGAACTTGCTCCTAATGCTGCAAAAAGCCTTGAGCAGACTTATCCTAACTTCAATATCTTGAATATGAGAGTAACTGCTCTTGTACCTGCGGTTGATACAAAAGGTAATGCTATTGATACAGCTGGATTGATGTATTTATCTTCTGCTGCGGAATTTACGAATACTTACGTAGGATTAGAAGTTGCAAATGGTCAGACAACTCAAATGCTGAAAGCTGAATATTTTATCAACGAAGTAGTTGAAGTAGACCCAGCAGGGAAGAAATTCATTTTTCAAAGCGGATACTGTCCAATAATCCCTATTCCTGACAGAGTAATGCGTTGGAAAGTAACTATAAAAGCTAAATAGGAGGTATTTTAATGCCTTATGCTTTGAATAAATTGTTAAAAATCCGTCTCGAGCGTCTTGGAATGACCGAGACGGAGATAAATTTAAAAATTGATGAATTGAAAACACAATCAGAAGCTTTTATCAAAATGCGACTTGGAGATATTGTTTTGACGAGTGAACAGAAAGAAATACTTGAAAATAATTACATTCAGTATGAACTTTTTGCACAATTAGAAATGGAAACTTTCACACAGGATAAGAGAATATTCTTAGATAATCTAATTGATGACATTATAAGACGGTATAAAGACCAAAGAGAAAGAGAAAAAGAAGATAAAAGTAAAAGTGCGAGAATAAGAGTGTATTAGGAGAAGAAATGATTAGAACATTACAGGAAGCTGTTACGAGGTTAAGCGGGAAAAAGTGTGAATTTGGTTTCTATAATGATTTTAGTATGTTGCACGACAGTATGTTTTTATTGGAGCCGTCTGGTAGACGTAGTATCACTATTGGAGTTAGCGGCAGAAAAGAATATACAAGTACAATGAACCTTTACTATTTTTATTTCAACCATATCAGCACTAATTCATTAGAAGTAATAGAAGAGATTAACAGCTTGCTTGAAAGAGTAATGGCAGATGAGGAAGTTAAAAAGAAAATAATAGCTATAAATTATGAGTATTCAGCGTCAAATGTTAAAGAAAGTGAAGATGATTTGACAGGAATACTCGAAATAACAATAAGATTAGAAATTAAAGAAAGGTAGGAGAAATGGACGTAAGATTTTTATTAGGGAAACAGACAGCTAAGGGAACGCCACAAACTACAGATGTAAGTTTGTTGGCAGCTACTTCAAATTCAGTAAACCCAAACGTAAATAAAGTAAGTTCAAAAGCAATCGGAACTGGTCGTTGGGAAAAAGACGGCTTTGTATCAAAAATAGAAGTAAATGGAGATATTGCTGTCGAATTAAATGCAGGCCAAATGGAGATGTTTTTGTTAGGAGCTGGATTTAAGAGTAAGACAGTAACTAAGAATTTAGAATTTACTCCTGACGACGCTTACAAAAATTACTTAACATTGATTACTGACAATATTGAGGGAAATATACACGAATTTGCCCAAGATTGTTTAGTATCAAGTATCAAGTTAAATGCACAACTTGAAGCATATATTACAGCGACAGCTACATTAATAGGAATGGACCACACAATAAACAACGCAAAATTTTCAGGAACTCCGTCAGATTTTAAAGGAAAGCCTTTAATCTGTTTAGGGTCTGTAATAAAAGAAAAAAATACAGATGTTACAGCTGAAATTGAAAGTGTAGATATAACTATAGATAACAAATTAGAGGGAAAAGGAGCTTTAAACTCAATCTATAACAAAGCGATAAGACAATCAGACAGAGGGAGTGTTAGTTTGAATTTACAGTTTAATGAGTTCAATAAGGCTTCGTACAAAGCTGCTCACGATATGCTCAAGGCGAATACTGCTTATGCTATCGAAGTAACTTTTGCAGAGGTAGAAGATAACACTAAGAAAATAGTATTAACATTCCCAAATTGTAAAATAGGTAACGTAGAGGCTACAGACTTAGAGGGAGCAGGAGGAATAAGTAAAGAATTGAATGCTTATTATGATGACACAATCAAATCTCCTGTAAAAATAGTTTTAGAGAACTACTTACCATAGAAAGGAATTAAATAAATGGAAAAAGAACAAGATTTAAAACCTGCTGATGAGTTAAGAGGTAATTTGAATGAGCAAAAATTAAATCCTGTTTCTGAAAAAGAAACAACGCCGTTGCCTGAAAGAAAAGTAACGGACGTTGTTACTTTTAAAAAGAATGACAGTATTTTAGTTGTTGAAACTGTACCAAGTTTCAGGAACTTTCAGAATTATTTGAATAAACCTCGAAAAAAAACAAGATTTTACAACGACAGAACAGTTGTAGAAGAAGTAGAAATTGACTATGAGTTATTTGAAAATCCAAATTTCGAGTTAGTTTTTGGTCAGACAGAGAAAATAATATTAAATGGCGAAAAAGTAGAAAAAGAAAGAGAGAATTTAGTTAAATTCTTAGAGAACGAACCGACTATTTTCTAT